CGAGCCAGTAATGGCAAGTCATGATTTTCCGCTGCGCAAAGATTTGCGTAAGCACAATATCATGTACGTTCCGCATATTTGCCATGAAGGCGGTCTTGAGAAAATAGACAAGCTATACGGAGGGGCATTAGATGCACCAAGTTAAACTGAAATCCATTATGTTAACCGACAACGCCAAGCCGGTGTTCAATCAGAACTTCATCGACGTGCATACCAACCCCCAATTCGAGCTGGTGCTCATGGGTGACTGGATTTCGGTGCAATATAACAAATCGACGCCTCGATTTGTGCCCGTACAGGCTATTTCGTGGATGGCACCACTAAATGCTGAAGATATGGCACCAAAAGAGACCCCAAAAAGGGGTCGAAAACCAAAAATCAAGGCGGTAGCCGATGAGCGACAACAACAAGCAGTATGATGCGCGCCAGGTACTAAAAGAGTACCTGAAACGGCATGGTGACTTATCCGAACTACGGGATGAGAACCCAGATGCCGAAAAGCGTTCATTTGCTTGGCATAAGCACCTTTTACCGCAGCAAATGGAGTATTTGCAGGACGAAAACCGCCTAAAGACAGCTCTATGTAGTCGCCGAGCCGGTAAAACTTATGCGTCCTGCTACTATCTCATCGAAACAGCTATGAAGCACGCTGAATCAACCAGTGCATACATTGCATTGACTAGAGCTAGCGCCAAAAAGCTTATGTGGTCGGAATTGCAGCGTGCAAATCGCAAGTATTACCTAAATATCCACTTTAATAACTCTGAATTGACCGCAACCTTTCCAAATCACAGTCAAATCATGCTTACCGGTGCCAATGACGAAGCGGATATCGATAAATTGCGGGGTTTGAAGTATCAGTTGGTTATTTTGGATGAGGCCGGGTCTTTTGGCCGCCACATTGATGCACTGGTCGAAGAAGTACTCGAGCCGGCGTTAATTGACTGCGATGGCACCTTGGCGATGATTGGTACGCCTACAGCAAGTTGCTCAGGATTTTTCTATGAAGCATCGACAGGACTTCGGCCCGGATTCAGTCAACATCACTGGACCATTCTCGATAACTCATACATCCCACACGCTGGAGAGTACCTCGATAAGAAAAAGTACTCAAAAGGCTGGGGTGATGACAATCCAGTATATCTCCGAGAGTGGTGCGGACGTTGGGTTAGGTCAGACGATTCGCTTGTGTACCGATATCACTCCCACAACATTGTTGACGGCCTCCCCGACGACTTTGATTTCGAATACATCCTTGGGGTCGACCTTGGATACCACGATGCAACTGCCTTCGTCGTTATGGCTTATAGTCGAGACCTACCGAATGTCTTTATCGTCGACTGCCAAAAACAGTCCAAGATGCTGCCAACCGACATTGCAGAGCGAATCGGTGATCTTGCCGACGAGTACGACTTCACCAAGATCGTCGCCGACACCGGTGGACTGGGTAAATCTATTGTGGAGGAGTTTAAGGTTCGCTACGGGCTCCCTATTTACCCGGCGGAAAAAACCAAGAAAATGAGTTACATCGACATGATGAACTCGGACTTGGCTGATGGCATCCTCAAGGTAATGCAAGGGTCTGACATTTTAGACGAGTGGCAAAACCTTCAATGGGATGAAGACCATCGCAAAGAAGACGGACGCTTTGAGAATCACCTTGCCGATGCTGCGCTTTACGCCTGGCGAGAGTGTAGGCACTATAGATATGAGGCACCAGTAGAAGCTCCTAAATACGGAACCCCAGAATATTGGGAGATGATTGAGGATAAGCATTGGTCTGACACGGCAAAAAACTTAGACCGCAATGAGTCCGATAGATGGTGGGCTGCGGGTACATCGATTGAGAGGCTACAATGATTGGCAAAAGCGCATACATGGACCAAAAGTTTTGGTGGGACTCTGGCGAAGAAAACCCACAAGAGCTAATTTATTCTTTATTGGAAAACCTTAAAGAGCGAATTGAGACACGGGCAGATCATGATGTGCTGCATTTATCTCTTTTTGAGAACTACTATAACAATGCGCTAAACCCCGCAGGCTACAAGACTGGCACCCTCTTTGACGATGACCGCGTTACCTTTAACGTGATTGCATCTTGCTGCAATACGGTTACAGCTAAGATTGCCAAAACGAGACCACGCCCGATCTTTCTGACAAGCGGCGGAGACTTTAGCCTTAAACGCAAGGCTAAGTTATTGACTAAGTTTGTTGATGGGATGTTCTATCAAACCGACCTTTACAATGTGATGCAGCGAGTATTTCTCGATAGCTGCGTCTTCGGCACCGGTGTTGTTAAGGTGTTCATTGAAGATGATGAAGTCAAGGTTGAGCGCATCTTCCCTAGTGAACTTATCGTTGATGAGTACGAAGCTCGCTATGGTGACCCTCGCTCAATGTTCCAGCGTAAGGTTATGCCGCGTGAAGTTGTTGCAGGCCTCTATCCAGACCACCACAAAGAAATTGCGGCAGCAAATCCATGTGATCCGGAAGACCGCAACTACAATACTGGCGATATGATTGAAGTCATCGAGGCTTGGCACATTCCATCAGCCAAAGGTGTTGATGATGGCCGACACGTTATTTGTATTGATAACGCAACGTTATTCGATGAAAAATACACCAAGAGTTACTTTCCGTTTGTAACCCTTCGTTGGTCGCGCCGTATGTTGGGTTACTATGGCCAAGGTTTAACTGAGCAGCTTCGCGGCATTCAGGCAGAAATCAATCAACTGCTTCTCAACATCCAAGAGCAGATGAATCTTGCGACACCAAAGGTGTTTCTTGAGCGCGGGTCACAAGTAGCCAAAGAACAGATTAACAATCAAACGTGGGGTATCATCGAATACGAAGGCCAGCCTCCGCGTTTCTTCGTGCCTCAGACTGTAGCGGGCGAAGTGTTTAGTCACCTCGACCGGCTCTACAACCGAGCGTATGAGATCTCTGGCATCAGTCAGTTGTCTGCGACAAGTCTCAAGCCTGCGGGCTTAGAGTCTGGCGTTGCTCTGCGTGAGTACAGCGATATCGAAACTGAGCGTTTTGTAATCGTTGGCCAGGCATATGAGTCTGCGTTTCTTGAGATAGCGAAGCAGATGATTGACCTAGCCAAAGACGTATCTGAGCAAGGCAAAACTTACGAAGTTATCTCTTACGGTGACAAAGAAATTGAGAAGATAAAGTGGTCTGACATTGACCTGCGTGAAGACCAGTATCGAATGAAAGTTTATCCGGCGAGTCTTCTCCCGACCACGCCAGCCGCACGCTTGCAAACAGTCATTGAGATGTCGCAAGCAGGCTTGATTGACAAGACGGAGACTCGCAGCTTGTTGGATTTCCCTGATATTGAGCAATACAATAAGCTCGCTACGGCACCACTTGATGAGGCTGAAATGTTAGTCGAGGAGATCTTAGAGAAAGGTAAATACTACCCACCTGAGCCTTTTAGTAACCTGCAACTTCACCTACAGTTCTTTCAGCGGGCGTATATCGAGGCCAAGATTAACGGTGCCCCTGAAGACCGTTTAGATTTGATGCGTCGCTATATGCAGGAGTGCTTTAAGCTGCTCCAACCACCAGCGCCACCTGTTGCTGCTATGCCGGAAGCCCCAGTTGCCGGTGGTCCGCTACCTACCGAATTAACGCCTACGGCGACTCCGCCGAAGGAAGCCATTGATGTGTTGGCAGAAGCAGAATTGCCAGCCCCGCAAGTAACTGGTGCCGCGATGGAAGGTGTGCCAGTTTAAGGAGAGTTATATGACTGAAGAGGGTCAAGTTGCAGAAGCAGAGGTTCAACCAGTTCTTGATATGGGAGAATCTCCTGGAGGAGTTGATGGAGGACCCTCTGGAGGAGACGGTGTTTCACATGAAACAGCTGGAGCGGATGATAATAACGATGGAGTGGAGAGCAGCGATGCAGGATCTCCCCCGGAACCAGCGCCCGACCCGTTCTCTCGAAGATTTGCTCAACTAGCTCGCGAGCAGAAAAAGCTACGCCAAGAGCGCGACGAAATGAAGCGCGTTCAGCAAGACCTAGATGCACGTAAAAGTACGGTCTCGTCTTATGATGACCTACAGAAGCTTGCGCGTGAGAACCCTTACGAGGTCATGCAGAAACTAGGGCTAGATTACGAAGCCCTTAGCCGACAAGTCCTGCAAGATGGCGAGATTACCCCTGAGCAGAAGATGGCCGGGGAGATGAAGCGCCTTCGCGATGAGATTGATTCCATGAAATCGGAGCGAGCAGAGCTTCAAAAACAACAAGAGGCGAAGAAGTATCAAGACACTTACTCGACATTTGTTGACGAGATCAAAACTTTCGTGGAGAATACAAGTGAGTTCGACTTCGTTAAGGCAAATAACGCCTATCACGTCGTCGCTGAAGTAATGCAAGAGCACTACAACAGCACGCAAGACGTTATGAGCTACGACGATGCGGCTAAAATGGTTGAGGACTACTACGAGGCTGAAGCAGAAAAGTATCTCGCAGTGCCGAAACTAGAGCAGCGACTCAAAGAGCGATATGCTCCAGCGAAAACAGAGCCCGAGGCGGGGCAAGCAAAAGAAGAGGCTCAGGCTTCTGAAAAAGCGCCACCAAAAACATTAACAAATTCTCAGGTGCAGCGTGCGCCAGGGGATAAGCCCGGAAAGCTTAGTCGCCAACAATCTATAGATGTGTTGGTCGATAAGTACGGGTCCAGTCTGTTTCGCTCGGAGTAAGATAAACTTGCTCCGATAAGGAGTAAGTTATGGCAACTTCATTAAATCTCGATAATGTTACCCAGGCGTTAAAGGAGCATTATAAAGCCCTTACCGTCAAAAACATGGTCTACAAGGACAACCCACTGCTCGCTCTTATGCCTAAGTATGAGCGGTTCGGCGGTGAGAACATGCCTGTTCCAGTTCAGTACGGTATCGCAAACCGACGCTCTGCTGACTTCTCAACCGGTCAAGGCCTGAACACTGCAACTGAGCTTGCACGGTTCGTTCTTACCCGTGTTAAGGACTACTCTTTCGCTAGCATCACCGGCGAAACCATCAAGGCTACTGAAGGCGCAGCAGATGCGTTCTTGAAGTATGCAACTCTTGAAATCGACGGCGCTATCCAGTCGCTTACTCGATCTCTTGCGGTTTCTATGTATGCCGATGGCTCTGGTTCACTTGGAGCTGCTAACGTAGCGGGCACCACTTTGACCATGCTCAAGCCTGATCAAATCACCAACATCGAAGTTGGCATGGAGCTTAACTGCTCGGCAACAGCAACCGGTGCGATTCGCGCAGGTACAACCATGGTTGTTCAAACTGTTGACCGTGACCTAGGCACTTTCACCGTAGATAACGCTGGCGCGTTTACTAACGGCGACACTCTTTTTCAACGTGGCGATGCGCAAAACGGTGGTTCTGCTAAGAAGATCTCTGGTCTCGAAGCATGGCTTCCGGCAACATCACCATCGGCAACTCTTTTCTTTAGTCAAGACCGAAGCAAAGATGCGACTCGACTTGGTGGTATCCGTTTCGATGGTTCTGCTCAGCCAATCGAAGAAGCACTTATCGGTGCAGCTAGCCGCCTCGCTCGCGAAGGTGGATCACCTAGCCACTGCTTTATGAACTTTGCAAACTTTGCAAACCTTGAGAAAGCTCTTGGCTCAAAGGTTGTTTACGACAAAGTAAGCAGCGACGACGCTGATATCGGCTTTCAGTCACTTACTATCATCGGACCAAAAGGCCCGATTCAGATTGTTGCTGACCAAAACTGCACTCCTGATGTTGCGTACTTGCTTCAGATGGATACTTGGACTTTAAACAGTCTTGGCGATGCACCGCACATTCTTGACCTTGATGGCAACCGTATGCTTCGTGAAGCATCTGCGGACGCTTACGAAGTTCGAGTTGGTTTCTACGGAAACATTGGCTGCACCGCACCTGGCTACAACGCTCGCGTTAAGCTAGCATAAGGAGATTAGTACAATGGCAAGTCAATCATTTTTTGATTTAGAGTGCGCTAACCGCGACGTAAAAGTTGTTGCGGGGCGTCTTGATGTAACAGACGGCTCTGGTGCAGTAAGCACAAAGTTTGGCCTTGGTTGGTCAATCGCTCGGACTGGCACTGGTGTTTATCGGATTACTCTCGATAAGTCTTACACTGGTCTCCTTCATGCAAGCACCATGCACTATGATCTTGGTGGAGGCACAGCTGAGTATGCAATTCTGGTTACTAATGAAGATGTAGCTGCAGCAACAGCAATTGTTGATATTACCTGCGTTGTTGGTAGCACAGGCACCCCAACAGACGTTCCAAACGGCGACGATTTCAGCTTTTGCCTCTATCTCCTGGATGGCGAAGTAAGCTAAGGAGGCAAGTTATGGCTAACAGAAGATTCCAAAACTTTCAGGCGTATGATCGGGAAGTTAAAAGACTTTATTGCAAGGCAACTATTGGCGCTTCAGGAGCGCCAACACTTGTCTCTGACAATAGCCTCGGAATTAAGAGTATTGGTCGGAATAGTGCGGGTGACTACACTGTAACTTTCGGTGATTCAAGCATCACCGATAATTACAATAAGTTGCTTTGGGCTGACGGTAAACTTTTGGATGCAGCGGGCGAAGATATTCGCGTGCAAATCCAAGTAGATGCTGTCGCTTCCGGCACAGTTCAAGTTTTAACTTTGACTGGTGCATCTGCAACTGATCCATCAAACGGCTCAACTTTGTTCTTGGTCTTTGACCTCAAGAACAGCAGCGTGACACGCTGATGAAGGGCAAGGGCAAAGGCAAAGGCCTTGCGGTCATGATTCTTGAGAAAGCCAAAGGCAAGGATGCCGAGGCTTCTGAAGATGAAGACTATGATAAGGCTATGGATGATGCGGGCAAGCGCATGATAGATGCCATGAAGGGCGATGACGGGTCAGCACTCGTTGAAGCTCTGAATGACTTCATAGACATGCGCATGTAAGGAGTGGGGTATGGCGACGTTCACTGAATCTGATTTAAGAACTCGTGCGCGTCGCCGCGCCGACATGGTAAATAGCACCTTCGTAACAGATGAAGAGATAAGAGATTACTTGAATTCAAGCATCTCTGAGCTTCATGACTTTATGGTCAAAAGCTACGAAGACTATTTCGTGTCTACAAAAACCTATACCGCTCCGTTAGCGGCGGCAGGTGAAAATCTGCCTACGTCCTCTGACGGCGGCGGCGAGTTTTATAAGGCCTTGGGTGTTGATTATGAGTCCGGGGGGATCACGTCGACACTCAGGGCTTACTCCTTTTCTGAGCGCAACGTCTACAATACGCCTTATGCCGTCATCGATCGATTGGCCGAGCCAATGTATAAGGTTGAAGGGACTAAGATTAAGCTTATTCCCAACAACTCAACGTCCGGAACAATTACATTGTTTTATGTTCCTGTAGCCACTCAGTTCGACGGCTCAGGCGTTACGTCAATTACGAACGTAATACCTGGGTATGATGAATATGTGGTTGTAGCGACAGCAATCCGTATGCTTATGAAAGAGGAGTCTGACATTTCTGCTCTTGAGCGTGAGCGTCAGCAACTTGCTAGTCGTATTATTCGGGCCATCTCCCCGCGTGATGTTAGTGGATCATTCGCTATTCGCGATGTTCGCAAAGGTCGGTTCAGAGACGACTTTATTCTTCGCTACTAAGGGGGTGACGCATGGCTCGCAAATTTGTTAGCCGCTTTCATTTGCCTGGCCCCTTGCTTGGTATGCAAAGCGATATTCAACGTTTTGCGGATTCCGTTACCGATAGCGATATAACCGACGGTGTTCTGATTGAGGATATTGATCTTAGGTCAGGACAGGATAATGTCATTGGCCATTCGCTAAATCGCCCGATAACAGGTTATATACCAGTTAGGCTGAGCGCCAATTCGGTTGTATTTGATGCTACTGGCGCAGGTGGTAATCTATCTAGGGAATTTAAAGTCAGATGCTCTGCTGATGTAACCGTAACCTTTTGGGTGTTTTAATGGCTTTGAAGAAGCAAACCATATCGTTTCCAATACTCAAGGGGTCTGACGAAAAGACTTCTTTGCCTGCGTCTGAGCCTGGTTCAGTTCAGGAGGCGAAAGATGTAATTTTTGAGAAGACCGGTGAGATTGTGAAGCGCAATGGTTTTGACAATTTTCGCAGTTCTTCAGGCACCGTTGGTGATCAAAGCAGCCCATTTGGTGGCCTTGTTCCGTCAAGCACCAACACTAAAAAAGGTGTAATGCTTCACAAGTTTAAAGATTCGCTTTTGATGGCAGATGGCCAAATGCTGTATAATAAAGTTGGCACCAGCAACATGAAGCCGATTGAGTTTCTTCTTGATTGCACTTACTCGAACAAATCAGCTTTTACTCCATCTAACAAAAAAGTTGGTCGCGTTAATGTTGTCCGTAAAACATTAGATAGCGTTGATTACGACATACTTTCATGGGTTCAAGTGAAGCCATCTAGAGCGGCTTCTGGCGACACTATTCAGATTATGATGGCGGTTCGCGAAGTTTCGAGCGGATCTTTCTATCGTGCGCCTACTGAGATTGAAAGCTTTAGCCGGTCTGGTGCTTCGGGTACAGATGCATTTTGGCAAGAAGTGGCATGTATTCCTTCGCTGCATATGTTTGAAGCAAGCAATAACAAAATTTACTTGGTGTATAGCAACGCAAATAGTACCGGCGCATTGCCCACAATTAAATCAAGAGAGTTTAACTTCGCTGGTTCAACGCCTCCTGTTTTAACCGGTACAACCGCTGCGACTTTGAGAACTAGTAGCAGTGCAAACATTGAGATTCACTTTAATGTGCCAAGCATTGGAGCGACGATAAGCACCGATGGTGCTACCTTGTATGTCGCATATTACGACAATAGCGGGGCTGTAAATTTTACCACAGATGAAATTATTATAGCAAAATATACATTTTCTAACTTTGCTTCAAATTGGGATGCAGACACCGAGAAAGACGCAACTGTTGCTAACGCCGACCTTAGTGGCTCAGCAACAACCACAGCGGTATCTACTTACGCAATCGGTTATGGTGCGGGCAATTTTCTTGGGATAGCTCTTACATATAGTGATCCAGAAGGCGTATTATCAGGCGCTCAGTTTCCTTTGATGGTGGGGTTTACAAGAAAACTTACTAGTGGCGGAAAATCTTATGAGACCGAGGTGGTCTACCGGTTTTTTAACGCGGGTATTACTGCTTCTGGGACCGCTGCCCCGATTACGCATAACAATTTAAAGTATAGATTTTTAATAAATGGAACTCAAAGCCTAATTGCCGCAGATAGCTCTGATGTATTTTTAACAACCTCGTCTCATGCAGCGTTTACAGGGACCGCATCTAACCCAACAATGTTAAGCAACGGGGGAGGGTCTTCTTTTTTCGAGCGAAGCTCTACAGAGTTTGGCGGCATAAAAACGGTTGCGGTATCGAGCGTTTCTAATGGAGCTAAGAAAGAGGGTTTGGTAAGGGTCTTGCCAGATTCAACTCTTAGTGGCGCTATACTTGCCGCTGAGATGGCTTCAGAATGCGTTTTGTATGTGCAGCAATTTCAGTCTGGAGACCCTGTCAACGTATCTGTCATTGAGCCGGGCTCAGGTTTTATTGCCGGTGATAGTGCTACAATCGATGCAGCGATTGTAAACTTTATCGGGGGAAGCTTATCTATAACTGTTTCTCTTACACTTGATGAAGGCAATGAGTTAATTAGGACAAAGAATCACGAAGTTTTTTATATCGATGGTGATCATGATGCAGCGGTTGCACCAAATGCCCCTGTTTCAATATGCAAAAACGCATCTCTTATTTCGGATAGTTTTCGTGATTATGTCTCAACTAGCCTAAAAGCTGATGCTACAGGGGTTGGGCTTAAAACCTATGTGAACATCTCTCGAACCAATGGAAATACAGGCAGCTTCAACTCTTTTAACGCTTTGATTGATACAGAGGGTAGATTGCTTGCCTGCACCCCAAGCGGCACGTCATCTTTGAATTATGGCTCTGATTATGAAAGTGCTTATAGAAACTACATTCGCATGTTTGATGGAGTTTCGCGCGTTCAAAGAATATCCCCTAGTGGTTACGGCAAAATATCTACAGGCTTTCTGTTTGGCTCTAATGTGTTAACGGCTGATGGCAATACATATACTGATTCAGATGATAGCGAGTTGGCAAGTGAGATTGGGAGCGATCAGTTTTATTCGGTTGGCGTGACTGAGCTAGACCCTCTTCCGGCAAGATCTTTGCCTGCGGTAGATATCGGCAATCAGCTACTTATTGGCGGAGGGGTTCTTTGCGCCTATGATGGCAATACTTTGGTGGAGAATGGGTTTTATGAATACCCAGAGGTTCGCACTCTTACCCCAATTGCGACAAATTTTGCTTCTAATTTAGGATCGGCGAAAACATACACTTATTCATTTGTATATGAGTTTGTTGATTCTCTAAATAATATTCACGAGTCGGTCACAACCCCGCAGGTTCAAGTTGATACAACCTCGGATAAAGGTGCGGTGTGCGCTAAAGTTTATGCTTGCGATGCAAGCTTAAAGCGAGGATCGATACGAGTTACAATGTATCGAACTACTCCGTCTGGCGATGGTGTTTTGCTCAAGAAGGTAAAAACGGGTATCTTGGATGCCTCTCAAAGAGACTTTACATTTTATGATTTTGGTGAAGTTCAGGACGTGTTTGATGCAGCGCCGGTAATCTACACTACTGGTGGCGTCCTTGATAACTATCAGCCGGGATCTATCACTGATGTTATTGAGCACCGTGGTCGAGTTTTCTTGGCAACGCCCACTGAGTTTGTTCGTTTCTCTAAACCGCTTCAGCAAGGCTTTGCCGCCGGTTTTCCTGTCCCGCAGTTTGTTATTGATGTTCCGGGTGATGCTTCAGATATAGCTGGCATTGAATCAAATCCAAACTTCTTATGCTTGTTTACTAGGGACTCGGTGTTTGCCGTTAGCGGTGATGGGCCCAACTCCATTGGTCAAGGTGGTTTTAGTCAACCAAGCCTGCTTGGTAATGGGCAAGGTGCTGTCCCTGGCAGTGCGCATTTCTCTCATGCGTTCGGCACATTCTACATGTCTGACCGGGGGATTTACTTGGTCGGTACCAATGGTCAAATCCAATATATAGGTGCGGCGGTTGAGGATACAGTCCTAGAGGGCGTTGTTAAAAGTATTGATTTGTTTGATCATAATAACGAAATTCGCTTTTTGATACAGCCAACTTCCGGAAACTCTAAGATTTGTTGCTTTAATACGTTCTACAAACAATGGAGCGAATGGACCCTTGGCGAGCACATTGTTGACCAAATCAATTACAGCGCCACTGGTGGAAGCGCAGATGATAGCCATTACATCCTATCAGATGACTCCCCGATACGAAGGCAGTCAAGCACGTCGTATCAAGATACGACAACCCAACTTGATTCAGGTGTTACAACAACATCTGCGTACAATATGGATGTCTCGTTTATGCCGATTAGCATTAACGGAATTCAGGGTGCTCAAAGAGTTTACCGGGCAATGGTTCTATACACCACCAAGGACTCGGGCACTGTAGCGTTGTCTGTTCAGTTAGCTTTTGACTACAAAGGATTTACAGAGCAACATAACTTGGCCGCAATGCCAAATGCCCCAGAGAATCTTCGTGTTCATTTGTCTAATCAAAAATGCAAAGCCGTTCAGGTAAAACTTACTGTTACAGGGGCTAACTCAGGTATCGCTCTTAATGGTTTAGCTCTTGAAATTGGTGCTCGCCCAGGAACCTTTAAGCTGCCATCGGCACAAACCATCGCCCCAGCGTAAGGAGCAATCATGGAACCAGAAGCTCAACTTATCGCAGCGCAGGCTGCCGAAGAACTGGCAAGGCAGCAAGCTACCGGCACTGTTGATGAGATCCAGCGTGGACGCATGGCCCAGCAAATTCTTGGCGGTGCAGCTCAGCAAGCGAAAGCCCGAGAGGCGCAGCAATCACAAGCTGATTTTGCTCGTCGTAAAAGACTTGGTGATGTTGTTGCGGCTGGTGAGGCTCAAAAGCGCATTCAGGACTATCAAAGGGGTACTCAAAGAATCGGCGGCATGCTTCAGGCGGGCCTTGGTGCTGCAAGCACATTAGCGGCACAAGGTGCTAGTTACCTTGCAGAGCAAAATGCTTTAGCTGAGGGCTTGAAGGCTGCCGAGGCAGAGGGCGGCGCTCAAGGTGCGGTCGACTTCCTAAACGCAAATCCAAACTATGATCCTGGCGAAGATACGCTTCAGCGATTGTACGCTGGCTCTGAAATGGGGCAGCAAGATGCCGCCAAAAGAGCGATGGAGCAAGAGGCGTTAGCTAGGAGTGTTTTTAACGCAGCGGAGGCAAGACGTTTCGAAAGAGAGTTTAATCCTGAGCTTGGCAATCAGGCTTTTGAAGGAATGGATATGGTCACTCCTTTAGCAGCAGACATTGGCTCTACACGTCTTGATGATTCCGCGACGCTAGGGCCATCTGGTGTAGTTTCTGGTTTTGATGCAGCGGTCGCTCCTACGCGACAAAGAATGACGCCTTACGAACAGTCTGCAAGAGCAGCGTTAGAAATGAATCTTAAAGGTGGGGATGAAGGCCTTTTAAAGTTAAATACTTTTCTTGATAAGTATCGTTCTGGAACAGCTACTCCTGACGACGTGGCTAATTATTACGGCAACCTTGCGGACCTTGCTCAAAAGCAAGAGTCTTTAGAGTTCATACTTAACAACGCTACAATCAGCGATGACTTGAGCACGAAAGTTGCCCGAGACATGCAGAGGCAACAGAAAATTTACGAAGACCTGATAGGTACAATTCAGGCCGGTGTAAGATTTGGGGGTATGTGAAGATGTCATTCGGATTGCCCACACAAGAAGCAATAGATTCACTGAAAGAAACATATAGGGCGCAGAGACGTGAACGCCTTGGTGAGTCACAAGGTCGGCTCACAAGCAGAGCAGAAGACGCTGGTTTGCGCGGTCCTCAAATAGATCAGTTTGTTGGTCTAGGCGAGGAGGCCCGTGGTCTTAGAACCCGCGAGCGCAGGAGCCAAGCTGCTCAGGACATTATGCGGCAGCAACGCGAACTTGCCGGGGCGCAAATGGGCGTTGGTGCAGCGGCCCGTGGCCCGTTTGCTGGAGCAACTCAACAAGCAGCGCAAAGAGCGGTAGGTGCTGGTGGGGCGCAAGCGGCAGCACAGGCAGGAGCAGCGGATTTAGCGCGTCTTCGTCAGACTGACGAGATGATGCAGCAATTACAGACTCAGGGTGAAATTCAACAGTACCAAGAGGCACAAGCTCGAAAAGCAGCGGAAGAAGAGCGTGATCGAATGTTTAGTGGAGGCATCGGTAGTGCTCTTGGCTCAGCTATCGGGGCACTTGGTTTCTTTGGTGGTCCAGCCGTAGGTGCTGCAACCATGGCGGCCGGTGGCCAGCTTGGCGGGGCACTCGGTCAGGAAATATCTGATGAAGATATGAAGTCTAACATTAAGGATGGAAATCCAAAGACTCGCAAGATGCTAGACGCTCTCTCTGCCAAAGAGTACGATATTGATGGGGAGCGCGACTACGGTGTAATGGCTCAAGACATGCCGGAAGAAATGGTCAAAGAAGTCGATGGCGTGAAGACTATCCCTGAAGGTTTCGGTAAGTTGCTTGCGGGCATGGCGAACCTTAACGATCGCCTCAAGAAGTTGGAGGGTAAGTGATGTCAATCGCCGATATACTTAAAGCAGAGCGTGAGGCCCGAGAAAGGGCTGATAACAAGAGAGCAGCTCAAGCTTTTACGCCCACGGGTCAACAGCCTGCAGCTCAGAGTGCTAGTCCCTATGGAGATCTTTACGCCACGGTTGACCCTAATTTAGTTCCATCAAATCAACCATTAAAACCGGTTGCCCTCCCGGCTTCCGTTCAAAGAATTCTTGGTATCGCGCAAGCGCCTCTTCCGGCTTCAATGAGAGGCGCTTCAATGCCAACTCAGCCGACTCAGACCGACACCGAAATAGTAGACCTATCTGGTGTTTCAACCGAAGGTCCTCGCTCTGATCAAATTAGTGCGGCTGAGTATGTTCGGCAAAGAGTAGGCCCCCGAACAGAAGGATTAGCGAGTCTTGGTATTCGCGCACCTTCAGCGGCTCGCTTTGTTTTGCCTGAAGACTTGACGCCTCAGAGACAGGCGGCAATTGACACATACCAAGCCGAGCGTCAACGCGTAGAACAGATGCAGGAGTCAGACAGGCTTCGACGCGCAAGAGAGATTGAGCAAGAAACTCAAGAAGACTTTGAGGCTGCAAATAAAGCCTTAGAGGGCTACAAGCCAAGCAAAGAAGGCCCTTACTCAAATCTATCATCAAAGATTTTTGCAGGCATTGCCATCGCACTTGGTGAAGCAGCCCGTGGTTTTCGAGGCGGGCAAGGCAGAAACGTTGGCTTAGACCTTATCAATCAGGCGATTGATCGAGAGGCCAAGCGGCAACAAGACGAATACAACAGACTGCGCGATAAGGTGAATCTATCAGAGAACGCTTATGCGAGATCTATGCAAGCTCTTGGCAATGCAGAGACCGCGTTTGCAAACACCAAGCGTGCGCTTATGGATCAAGCCAGGGTGACTATGGACGTGGCGCTTGATTCAGTTGGAGCATCTCAGCAAGCAGAAAATCTTAGGGCTCAGATTAAAAATCAGGAAGCTCAAGCAAATGCTCAGTTCCAGCAATCAATATTTAATGCAAGGGTTAGCCAGAAAGCTGCCACCGGTGAAACAACGCGACGATTGTCTGCGGGTAAGATTTCTGAGTCAGGTAAGTTGGTGGGTGAGTTAAAGGCAGCACGTGCTTTATTAAAGCAATCTGAAACTGACAACTCAGTCACAGACAAGCTGATGAGAAAATTTATTTCTAATCCAACCGACACCACATTAGGAGCTTTAACTGAAGCTGGATTGACCAGTGCGTCACCAAGAATTCAAGCTCTTAAAGATTTTTACACCAAAATTAACGCAGTCGCTTTTGGCCAAGCATCTCAAGGCCAATCGGCGTCGTCGATTTCGGATAAGGATGTTAAGGTGTTCCGAGATCTTCTTGCTGAACCAAATACAACAGTTGAAAGGCTTGAGAGTTACCTTGAGTACTTACAGAACAAAGCAAGCGCAGCCCTTGTCTATAATAGCGCAATTGTTGAAGGAGCTGACTTTGACCGGGCAAATCAAATTGCTGAAGAGTATATGAAAGATCAGTTTGGCTATGTGATGACCGCTGACGGTGACTATGTTCCACCAGGATATAATGAGAAAGAATGGTCAGAACTAGAGTACGAAGGTAGATGATGGCAGAATCACCGGCACAGAAAACGGCATACTTTGAGAAAGACGGTAAGCCCTATGCGGTGCCGTTGAGTCAAGCTGACGTCATTGTCCGATTTCGAGACGATCCTGCATATCGGCAAATTAGCCAATATGAAGCGGACGTTTTGGCTGAGGCCGTAGATCTTCAGGAAAGCCCCGTACTCGGCAGATTAGAGGCTTTGGGCCGTGGTGCTGTTTCTGGTGCTACTTTGGGACTAGGCCAGTTGGCCATGGACCCAATAGAACTTGCAGCGGCAAAAGAAGCATTCCCTGGCGCGTATTATACCGGTGACATTGGTACTAGTGTTGCTTCTGCGATCCTTAGTGGTGGCGCTGGTGCTGCGGCTAGAGGTGGCG